GTTTTGTTAACGGTCAAACGCTAGATTGCTTTCCATTTCCTTTCCAACAACTTTAGCAGTCGCAGGCGAGGAAAGAATTGCCAAACTTATGTCTGCAACCTTCCTTTTCCTCGCCCGTTTCTGCCTCGACCCCTCGTCTGTTTATTTTCTCCAGTGCGAACGTTAATTTGTTCACTTGTTCCTGGAGAAGAATCATTTTTACGTCCACCTCGGCTTCCTTGCTTATGGTGGGCAGTCCCTGGAGATGTCGGATCACGTTTGGCTTGCTCAACAAATTGTTTGTTGCTCTCGCCGCCCGATTCTCGAACGCGTCCAGGAACACTATGAACGCTTCCAGATCCCTCTTTGTGCTGGGATCCTCGCACTCTTCTGGTGCCAGAACTGTTCTCACTGCTCCCACTATTGCTGTTACTTCCAATGGAAGTTTCTGGATTAGCTCGTATGAAAGTGACATCTTTATCAGCTTTTATTACACGATCGTCCACGGCTCCTTGACAGGGTTGTGAATCAATGTCAAGTGTTTCACCGAAGGGACACTTTTCTTCGTCCCTGTTCAACGTGAAACCCGCCCAAGGATCCGATGTAGAATCAATTGCTATTATGGCTTGACGGATCTGCTCTACGTCAAAGCCTGTACGATTGGCCGTAATCTGTAGCATCTTGTCATACATCTCTGGATCTTGTGGCCATGCCCCACCGGTTTGCACCCAGTAGGGTTTCTCCTTGTTAACCGACTTCCTCTCAGCTCTTTTCTCAAATGACTCTGAACGAATTTCGGGCGGTGCCAACTGCTCATAATAACGCTTGATCATGCCGCAATAGTTACTCGTCAGCGGACTCAATGAATCCGTCGCAATATAACCATCAACACGATCAACCGCAGCACTGCCCAAAACAATATCCTTATGTCTAGCTGTCAAATGCAACTTACGCCAAGTCCGCAATGGATCTTGAATTGTAGTGGTGGAAACAGTGGGATCAACATAAACGCGCGCCAAAAACGTCAACCCTTGATCAGGGACATACGGCTCCACTTTTATCTTCATTCCAACATTATCCACCACTTTCAACATTGCCTTCCTGAAACGCTTGTTGCGCAAACCATCGTCGCCAAATGATGGACCAACCATCTTTATAGCTTGAACTGGTAGTAATTCAGGCAGCGTCATACGGACGGCGCAATATTGGTTGCCACCACTTTTGATGGTATTACCATCACATGTGATGTTGCAACCACTAAACACTCCCTCACCGGCATCATACCCAAAATTGAACCGCTTAGCCCTTGCTGGACAAGTTATCAACATGTCCGTGCAAGCGGTCAATTCCTTTTGAAATTGGGCTCCGAAATACCGGTGATATGGGGCATTTATCACATTACGTTGCAGCCACCCAGACACCGTTCCGTCAAAGTTGCCATAATCATCCTCGTCAATCTCATCGTTATCACCAGCGAATTCTACAACCTTCTCAGCGATCTCGGCAGGTGTTCTGCCTGGGTAAAACCAATGCGCGTGTTCCTCTGAATGTAAGACCTCATCACGAAACTTCAATGCGAACCTCGCAAACTGCAACAAAAATCTAAAGTCCGGAAAAGACGAGATCAATCGCCCTGGTTTCATACAGGGCTCTTGCTTCATGAAACCTTCAATCAGCTTACGCCAATTCATCTCAACTGTCTCCCAGACTTGGTCCTTTTGTAACTTCTGCGAAGGCTTGCACAACATCTCAGCGGCCTCCTCCAAAGTATACGGTATACCAGTGCCCACCAAATGGTCTGGCACTAGCAGGTTTACCCACTCGTTGTAATACTGTTGTAATCGCGGAGACGGAACCTTCTTGTTGGCAACCCAAGTCACGCGTCGTTCAATCGATATAGACATCGCTTCCCAACGCTTGATCATGGGCACCACATTATGATCTGTTACAATAGGGCTTCCATAACTTCGATATGACGTTTCAGGCTCGTCGGCTTCCATAATATATGGCCAATGGACTCTCACACCAATCGGTCTCCCAGCTCTAGAATGTTCATTTAGAGTTGGTTTTCCAGTGTAATATTGTCCGACAAACGCTAGGACTTCAGTTGACTTGTAACCCATACCGATCATACGAGACGTTACTGACTGAGAACTACTCAACCCCATTAAGACATCATAATGCTCTTTCAACATCTTAACGGAATAGTCCTCATTCTCTCGGCCCAAACTTATCCACAACTTGTTCTCGTTATCAACGGAGACAAACGTGTTCCATCCGGGACGTTTACGATCTTTATAGATTACTCTTTGAAGCGTACGCGCATTCATTTCATTTCCGATCCAATCGAATTTCCACGCAGTATAGCACGGAATAGTCCAAACTAAGACACGATTGGGACAGGTTGTCCAAGGTCGCGAGTAGTGAACCTTATGGTAGACTACCTTGCTAAACCCCAGCAACCGCATAAACATTGTTCGATAGAACCCCCACCGATACCAGGGCCCACTATGCACTCGTGATTCGACAAACTCGCCGAACGCACACCAATCCCAAACCTGATGAGCCCAGCTACCGCCACCACTAACTTCATACAATATACGATCATCCTTAATCCGGAAACGGCATTCACCGTCCATTCCAGATACCTCAACGGGGTTGAAAGTATGCAGTACGACAGGGCGAGCATAACTCAAAAGTTCTTCGGGACTGCGCACATAATAGTCCACATCTATGCCTACGACAATGCTTTTGTCACACGGATATCCTTCTCTTATAGGATTGTTCAGGTCCCCAGGAGCAAAATATTGGTGTCTGGATGAATCTCCACCGCCAGATTGTGGCGCTGGTGACAGTTCAAACTTCTTGCAACCTGCTGACTGTACCGCCATTGTAATGGCGGCCCTAGCCAAATCCCGAACATTCCCCGAGATGGGATGTCCATTGTCATACGCACGTGGTTTGATTCCATCCAACAATGACTTCATCGGATAAAATTTCTCTGACACGTCCACTTTCGTTTTGTCAAGCAAAATCCTTTGCATAAAACGAAACAGACGATTCCTCTCTACGACAGGATACGGCCCGATTGCCGCATAGCCTGTCAAACTGGCACGGTGCGAGTAGATGTAAACTCCCGCAACCACAACTACTGAACCAGCAACTAGCGATTTAGTGTACTGGGACAGAAAGTTTGTGACAGCTGACGATACTATACCATATTGGGGAAAAACCTCCTCAACAGTTACGTCATCATAGATAAAAACCATTTTATTGTTTATTTGGAGTGGTATTAATATATATTCTTTATATCAAC